CGCTCCGCCAACCTGCGCTCCGCCAACCTGCGCTACGCCAACCTGAGCTACGCCAACCTGAGCTACGCCGACCTGAGCTACGCCAACCTGCGCGACGCCGACCTGAGCTCCGCCAACCTGAGCTACGCCAACCTGAGCTACGCCAACCTGAGCGACGCCGACCTGAGCTCCGCCAACCTGAGCTACGCCAACCTGCGCTCCGCCAACCTGAGCTCCGCCGAAAATTCCGAACTCGCGATTGCGATGACCCGCATTCTACCAGATGGCGATTTGGTTGGTTGGAAAAAATGCGCGGGTGGCGTGATTGTGAAGTTGCTCATTCCATATGCAGCAAAGCGTTCTCACGCCTTCGGCCGCAAATGCCGCGCTGAATATGTGCAGGTTATCGAGGTAATCGGCGCCGAAGTCGCAATAGCTCAGCATGACGGCAAAACCGAATACCGCGCTGGTGCGATCGTAAAACCGGATTCATTTAGCGAAAACTGGGTGGAAGAATGTTCGAACGGCATTCATTTTTTCATCACGCGCATTGAAGCCGAAAACTATTGATCAGGGAGACAGACAATGGCCCGCACAACTCATTCCTACTTCGTCGTGATGCAGGACTACGGCAAGCGCGGCTTAGAGGCCGTCGTTCATCCCGAGGACACCCGCCGCGCCATCATCGAACAGCTCGCCCATGGCGAATACAAGCACGTCGTGTTTATCCATTACATCGCGGACGGTCTTGTCGAAGATGTAAGCGAAGAATTGTTTGATGCCGCTGAGGCTCTAGCTCGCGAGGTTGCGTGATGAATTACGACGACATTGTAAGCGCGGTTCACGCTGCCATGGACCATGAACCAACCGCCGAGGATCTACTAGAGCAACGGATCGCGCGCCTTTACCAAGAGTGCGAAGACCTTATGGTTCTCGCAGCCGGCCGGGACACAATCGGCCAGTTCAAAGGCGAATGGCGGCAGATAGATCAGGCCGCAACGCGCCTTCAGTGGGTGGCTACCGCAGTTCTCGCCAGCGTTCCCTCAAAGTTAAAGGTCGTGTCCAATGGGTAAGAAGTCGCCAGAAATTTTAGAGTTTCAGAAAACCTACGGGATTACTGAATCCGAGATGTGGGAAGTGCGCCCGGGATCATGGGCGGTAAAGCACTCCGCGATTGAACGCATTGTGGCCGCGCGCGGGATCACGTTCGAGCGGCCCGCGATCATTGAGGTGAATACCGCCGAAAAGATCATGGTCATCTGCGTCTTTGGGAAAATGGGAGACCGGACGGAATGGTCGTTCGGCGAGGCATCCCCCGCCAACTGCAAGATAGCATATCCCGCGTCGATTGCCGAGAAAAGAGCGAAAGACCGGGTTGCTATCAAGCTCCTGAATGCGACAGGCCACGCCATTTATTCGGAAGAAGAGGCCGACGAGTTTCAGCAGCACCGCCAGAACCCGCATGTTACGCGCCCCGCCGACATCGTGCCAGCAACCGACTACGACGAATACGGCGAGGTTATCGATAATATACCCCATGCAGAGCCAACGCAGAAATTGCGCGTGGCCGACCAGCGCCCGCTATTCGCTGAGATCCAGAAGGAAGCGAAAGCATTCAACACTTCAGCGGCGTTTCTGGCGTGGATGAAGGAAGACAATACAATAGCTCGCGTGGCGGACTTCAAACCAGATTGGCAGGAAATCTTCCGAGGCGTTTGCAAGGATCACCTGGCCGATCTTCGCGAGGGCGAAGCAGACATAAGGATGACTGGATAATGGCTGATTTTGACAAAACCAATCGCGGTTCGATCTGGAAGAACGACAAGAAGGAAAAGGACACACATCCCGACTTCACGGGAAGCCTTAACGTCGGCGGAGTTGAGTATTGGGTATCCGCCTGGAAGCGCAAGGAAGGCGCCGCAGCTAAGGCCCCCGCTCTCTCTTTCAGCATCAAGCCGAAGGAAGAACAACAGTCCATCAGTCAGCGGGCAATGCCGAAGCAGGTGGATGCCCGCGTCCATCCCCGCGCAGAGGATATGGACGACGATATTCCTTTCTGATGAAGCGTACAAACCCTCAAAATTCGAAACTCTGGCCCCTGCTGACTGAGGTTGCTGCGCAGGCAACCCTTAATGGCGAAATCTTCGATGAAAACGAATGGAAATTGATCTTCCTATCGGCCCTCAGCCGAACCAAAAAGCTAGAGGCCCGGATTATCAGGGGCATTCTAGGGGAGCCGATTAACCTAGGTAGGTCGTCGTCAAAGCTGGAAAAAGAACTGTTCTCGGAGCTGATCGACCTAATTCACTGTTTCGGCGCGGAAAATGGCGTGGTTTTCAAGGACGACAAATGACGCTTCGCCAACGCCAACCGAGGATCAAAGATGCGAGACGCTTGGCCTTCATTCGATCTCTGCCATGTTGTGTATGCGGAGACAATACGAGCACTGAACCAGCTCACATTAGAGCAGCGGGACTCGGTTATGGAAAGGCTCACACGGGAATGGCACAGAAGCCGGACGATAAATGGACCGTTCCTCTGTGCGGCCGATGTCACCGAGAGCAGCACGCCTTCGGAGACGAATTGAAGTGGTGGGCATCGAAGGGGAAAGACCCTTTCATGATCGCCATCACGCTATCAGCCAGCAACAGGTGAATAATGGACCAACTTACACGTTCAGAATTGATTGAGGTTTTAGAGCGCGCAACGTTCCGGGCATTCTGCGCCAAGAAGAAAACCGGACCTGAATATGCCTGGTTCGTGCAAGACGAGCTGCGTATTCGCGAGCAGGCTAGGGGCAAGACCCATGACTGACCCGATCGCACTCGTCAATGAACAGGCCGAAGATGAAGGCTTGTGGTTTATCGACGCAACTTGCAGCGAAGCCTATTTGCAGGCCGCGCTTCGCAAGCTTCATGCAGCTATTGAGGCTCGCGTTCCTGCCGCTACACCGTCAAACCCTACGCGAGAGTTGACGGCAATCGCTGCCGAATGCCATCGGGCCAAATGGCAATTCGGTCTAAATGAGGACTTCAAGCCGTCTAAATCCGAAGCCCGCGCCCTTATCCTGCAAGCGTTTCACGAACTGCACCGCATTGGCGATTTAGCGATGAAGGCTCGGGATGCCGTTACGGTGTCGCGCCCGGATCGCGAGGCCGCAATGCGCGTATTGGCATCAGACTTAGCGGAAGAGATGGAGGCCGATGCAGTCTCTTCGCAACACTCACAGGGGGAATAGATGACGATTATTACCGAATCCGAGCGGGAATTTATTGCTCGCGAGATCGAGGCCACCATGGAAGAGGGTTTCTATAAGAAGTGCGCAGAGGCCCGTGTAGCCCTCGCAATTGCCGCCAGCATAGTCCGCCGTGGTCGCAGGCTGACTTCCAACGAACAGCTTATAAACCTCGCTAACGCGATGGAAGAAGCCGACATGGAAAACGGCACCAACGAGAATGCAAAGATTGTTGAAAAAGTTCGCGCCGTCGCGCGGTCTCCCCATCAACAAAGGGAGGGCTAGATGGACAACAGGGCTTTCTGGGTAGTCGAGCGCTACATCAATAACTCGCTTTTCTATTGGTCTGCGGGGACACGGGGAAAATGCTCGCGCGATGATTGGGCGCCGAAAGTCGAATCTGCGACGAAGTTCTTCGATAGCGATAGCGCCATTCTGGTGCTGCTGCATTCCTGCGGAGGGGAAGGACGAATAGCAGAACACCAATTTATAGAGCCCCGCTCCCCCCAGGAAGCCGAGGGAGCGCGGCAAGATGACTGACGTCTCATTTTCCGTCGTTTATCGGAAAGGCTCGCTGACAGCCGCCGATTATGACGAGGCAATAAAGGATCTGCAGAACGCAAAGCGCCAGGACAAATGCCGGCATCTTTGCTGCTCGGTCTGCGAGGACACGGGCCACACGGCCGAGACATGCCATCACAACCCGCTGTTGTTGGCCCGCCAATATGCGGCAGCTACAAGCATCTGGAACTGCTATCATTGTGGATTCATCGCCACTAACGACGAAGAGGCCAGAGAGCATTTTGGTAAGAACGATCTCCAAGATGCGAAATGCGTTCTGACTTCGCAGCTTAAGATGCTCGAAAAGACGGTTTTTGATTATCCAGAATTTACGATAGCGCAGGCGATCGATGCCCTCCGCGCTCATGTATCCGGAGCGAAGGAACATGCAGCTAAGGCCGCTGCAGGCATAGCCACGGTCTCGCGCCCACACCGTGGAGAGGGGTCATGAGCCGGTCCCTCATTTGGTGGTCAACGGGAGCGGCAAGCGCCGTTATGGCGCAGCTTATGCTCCGCGAGGAACCGGAATCTATCCTCGTGCGCTGCGAAACTAACAACGAAGATCCCGACAACTACCGCTTTGAGGCCGATGTGATGCGTCGGCTGAATACCTCTGTCACGATCTTGAAATCGGACGAGTTCGAGAACGTCCGCGACGTTTGGAAACGGGAACGCTACATGGCCGGAATCAATGGCGCCTCTTGCACGCGCGCCATGAAGGTCGAGCCCAGGCTTGCTTTCCAGCGGCCAACCGATCGCCATGCTTTCGGCTACACCAACGATAAACACGACATCGAACGCTTTGGCCGATTGAGGGATAATTATCCCGAGCTAATCGTGCGCGCGCCGCTGATCGAACAAGGGATAGATAAGGCCAATTGCTTGGGCATTGTTGAACGTTGGGGCATTGCGCTGCCGCGCTCCTACGCTATGGGGTTCCCAAACGCCAACTGCCTGCAAAGCGGCTGTGTAAAGGGCGGCTTGGGCTATTGGGCGCGCTTCCGGCATTTCTTCCCTGAAGCATTCGCGCTGACTGCGGCCCAGGCCCGCGAGATCGGTGCCAGGCTTGTCAAATACAAGGGCAAGCGAATTTTCATCGACGAGATTCCCGCTGACTATCCAATGACCGACGCGATCGTTCCAGCGTGCGATTTTCTCTGTGCAGCTATGGAGCCGGCCGAATGAACGACCCGCTTAAAGCCTACCGATACGGGACAATAATTGCAATTTCATGCATAATTATCGGGCAATTGGTGAGGATACTATGAAATGCTACCTCGCTCATCCGGTGACTGACTACGGCGGCACCGCGCGCCAGTTGGGCGCCGTCGCTGCCATTGAGGCCAAGGGGTGGCTTGTCGAAACTCCTGACCTGCCCATCCACCAAGATGCTTACCGGCAGCACGGGATGCAGCATTTCCTCGACGTGGTTGAGGATTGTGACGCTTTGGCCTTCTTGCCGTTCGCGGACGGTTATATCGGCGCCGGTATGGCGAAAGAGATCGAGCACGCACTGCGGCGCGGCCTCAAGGTTTTCGAAGTGAATGATGGCGACCTTGAGCCCGTCGATATGATGCCGGCGTGCTTGCTCACCGTCGAGCAAACCCGCGCAAAGATCGCACATCTGCGGGCTTCCACGGTTTCTTCGCAGGAGCGATCATGACTTGTAAACATTGCGACGGTTTGGGCTGGTACTGGTTTCCAGTTATTCAAGGTCACGAGCCTTATAAAATAAAATGTCTCATGTGCGATGGCACGGGCGCGAAGTGACCAGCGCTGAAGCCATAGAAGCGAGCGGCCGCAGCGAGAGCTGGTTGAAGCGTCACACCTGCGCCTGGTGCGATCAAACGCTCTGGCGAGCCCTGCGCAACGGTTGCGGGGCGATCTATGAGAAGTGCGACCCCGCCCAGAAAGACTTCTCACCGGCAGGTCGGCTGGACAAGCACAATGGGCTTATGGTGGATGGTTCCAAATCGGGCCGCTGATTGTAACATTTCGTGATTACGCGGTACTTGCGTATACGCTGGATTAGCGTATGCTGCGTTTACTGACAACGGAGGGAACCATGCCCGAATTACAGCCCTACATTTCCACGGCCGCCAAGCAATTTTCGCCCGGCAACTTCGTCACTGAAGGCACCACGGACAAGGTTGGTGTGACCCGTGCCATTCATGACGTTCAGGAAGCTAACCCGCTCGTGCTTGTGAAGTGGATGTCTGATCTGAGCGAAGAATGGATCCGCTCTGAATATCTCTATTTGGCATCATGACGCCGACCCAATACAAAGCTGCCATCAAGGTGCTGGGGCTGTCCCAGCACCTTGCCGGGGATTGGCTCGGGATCGGCCGGCGAACCTCTCAGGGCTACGCAATCGGAGAGTACCCAGTGCCCGAACCCGTGGCGAAACTGTTAAGGCTGTGCGTCCGGCTAAAGCTGAAACCGGAGGAAGTTAATTAAATGATGCCAGTTGGGGTCAAGGCTATGCCGCAGGAATACGAATACCAAGTCGTGCAGGATGGCGTCGTGGTGGCTTCCGTATGGAGCCGAGATAGGAGCCGCGCGCTCGCCGAGGCGGCCCATTATGCCGCCGTGTACGCCCAGGACGGTCCCGTGATCTTGCGGATAAAGCCTGACAAGCGGAGGCGCCAGAAGCCGTCCACGGTGCGACAGGGTCACCAAGGAGGCGCGAAATGACCCAATATTCAGAAGCGCAGAAACAGGTGATGCTAGCCTCGTTCGAGGTCGGACAAGCCCAGCGGGAATTGGAAGATGCCGAAAAGCGTTTTCGTGAGGCCCTCAAGAAGCTGGACAGTTTGGAGGGTCTGGCCGGCCTCCCCCCCAGTCCCGAATGGAGACCAAGCATGAGCATTTATGTGGTTTATGACCATATCCGATATGAGGGGTGCAGTCCGCCACTTGCGGCCTTTTCAACACGGGAATCGGCTTCGGCATTCATTGATAAAAAGAAAGCCGAGGACGATGACCAATGGGACAAATCATGGTCTATCGCTGAATTATCGGTAGATACTCAGTCTTGACCGATGATGGAGAGACCGATGGGATTCTTTGCTGAAATTGTGAATGAGGGAACGGCTCGCCAAGTCGCGAAGATTGCCGGGCCATCGTCGGCCTTCGCAAAGGCACTATCCGAGCTTGACCGCAGGCGGGCTGATGGCGAGGATTTGGTAATGGTTCGCCCAGATAACAAGACAATTTTGATTGTCCCGAGATCCCACGTAAATGATAGCGTCGTTCAGATGCCTAAGCGCACATGAGCAGCAAAGTTTAAGTCGCAAAGGAAAAACGACGGTGCGGGCAAAAAGTCCCCCACCACCTCACGCTTGAGCAGGGAAGGGTAGACCGATGAGCAGCGACTGCACCGGTATTGAAGCTTATTACGATGAAGAAGAAAAAGAGATGATCCGCACTCAGCTTCGCGAGGCCAATCGACTCGCCCTAGAGGCAGCCATGCGGCATGGAGTGAAGGTTAATCCGCGTGTAGCCGCCATTAAGGCTGCCGCACGTCAGACGTCCTAAGCGATACACGAGGTCGCCGGCATGCGAGGAAGCTCACCGCAAGGTGTACCGTCCAAGCTTACCGGCAAACGCGAGCGGAGCGTTACGCCGCAGAGGGATCGCGCGGTCCCCCAGGAGGTGAAGGGCCTCCACACTGTTGGGCAATCACCTAAAGGGGGATGATCTCAAGTCCCAGAACCTTGGCCGTCGCCAGCTCTGCGGCAACCCCCTCGCTTTTCTCCCAGCCGGGCAAGAGGGCTATGGCTTCTGCCTCTCTGCAAATCCAATTTAGTTCGTAGGCGAAGATTTCCCGCAGGCTCCATTTTTCAAGGTTTGCCGCAGCGGGGTTAAATACGTCGTGACCGTCAAGGCGAAGCCTGTTAGCCGCCTCCGCGAATGCCGAGAAATTCAAATCAGGTAAGCCGCGCATAGGCCCACTGAGGTAGATCCTCATATTTTCTTCATCCAAAATCTTGAATTGCGAGCCCATGGCTGCTCGGGGAAAGTCTCGGTATATCCGCAGAGCAGGAAGTTATTTGCCGATGCGTGGTTGGTTTCGTGACACTCAGAAACTAGCAGATTCACGCCGATTTGTCGCGCTTTTAGCTCGCGTTCTCCAAGCAATATTTTCTGCCACCCGCGCCCACGGTATATCGGATGAATCCAGCATCGCTTCATATACCAGCAATCGAATGGCACCATGGGCACCATTCCGGCGAACGCTCTGGGCTGTTCCTTGTGGAATATGAGCCACCAATAGCCGTTGGCGAGATGGTGCGGCTTTAGTTTGGGGAAGATATCGGGACTGAGCGCGTTTAGCCGATGAATGTCCTCGGCGTATTCAACGCCAGAGACTTCCCGGATATCGCATTGCATCAGAAATTGAGCCGATCAAATTCGGGATGAAATTTACAAATTCTGTCCGCCAGCTTCTGAAACCCCTTCCCGTGAGCGTCCCTGCCGACAATGCAATTCTGTTGCATATATAGGTGAGCCATCTCATGGGACAGGGTTGACAGAAGCATGATGTGCCGCCCCACGAACCGACGAGAAACAGCGATGTTGTGAACGCCGTCAACCAACTGATAGTGCGCGAAGCGGTCGCTTTTGTTGATGACGATAAATTTAACATCCTCGGAGTGAGGCATGTTCATTTTTAAAAACGGAGGATGGGCGCACAAATAATCGTAGGCATGGGCTAGAAGCTCAGGCGTTAATGTCAGTGTCATTTGGCGCCGATGATCTTTCTAGATATGCGATCCACTTTCGCAGGGTCTCTATGTTATCCTTGGCGTGCCCGATCCCGACATTGCAGTGATGGCAAAGAATGCCGCGAACCAACCCGGTCTTATGACAATGGTCCGTATTCCACCCGGCCGTCTTGTTGTTCGGGACTGGAGAATTGCATGCTGCGCAAGCAAACCCTTGGGACTCTAAGAGTTTGTTATGGTCCGCAATGGTCATCTTGTATTTCTTGCGGAACAGATAGTCGCGCATCCCAGCGGCGCGCTTTTCCTTGTTACGTGCACACCAGCGACGGTTAGTTGCCAGCATTACTTCTTTATTCTGTACATACTTCTGACCGGCGACAATGCGCTCGCAATCCTTGCATCTAGGATTGGGCCTAAAGTTACGGGATTTGTGTTTGTAAAATTCCGAAAGAGGCTTTGATAGCTTGCAGCCCAAGCAGCGCTTTAAATTTTCAGAATCTGGGGATAGACTGATATCAGCCATGTGACAGGCCCTCCTACGGCCGGCGTGGTCAGAGCCGGGATGCACTGTTTCAGCAGTGCCCCGGCTCGCTAGCAGCGTATCA